TCACAGGTGCGATTGATGCAAATGGGGATTTAGATGTTGATGGTCATACTGAACTTGATAATGTAAATGTATCTGGTGTTATTACAGCAACTTCATTTATTGGTAATACTCTCACTGGTACTGTTAATACTGCTGCTCAACCTAATATAACATCACTTGGAACAATAACTGGATTAGATGTTAATGGTCATAGTGAACTTGATAATGTAAATGTATCTGGTGTCTCAACATTCACAGGTGCGATTGATGCAAATGGAGATTTGGATGTAGATGGTAATACAAATTTAGATCATGTTTATATCACTGGTGTCTCAACATTCACAGGTGCGATTGATGCAAATGGAGATTTAGATGTTGATGGTCATACTGAACTTGATAATGTAAATGTATCAGGTATCTCAACATTTGTTGGAAATTCAAAATTTGATGGATTAGTGGGTATTCAAACAGCAACTCCACAAGTTCAGTTCCATGTTTGGGAAAATGACGAACAGGTTGCGAGATTCCAAAGTAATCAAACAAGTGCTTATATTTCATTTGTTGACCAGACATCTACATTTACTCCATATGTTGGTGCGAATGCAAATGCTTTAATCTTTGGTAATACTTCTCAAGGAGAACTGGCAAGAATATCTGGTATTGGATCATTAGGTATTGGACGGACAGATCCAGCACACAAATTAGACGTAGTGGGTACATCTAAATTTAGTGGTGTTATAAATGCCGATGGTGGTGTTGTGGTTGGAACCGCAGCTACAATGAATAATAGTGGATTTAGAGGTAATTTAACTGGTGATGTTACGGGTAGTATAATTAATGCAGTAACTGGAAATCCACTCATAGCTGGTGGGGTATTATCAGCTAATGTAAATGCTACAGGAATTTCAACATTTGCCACTCTTAATACTTCTAATCTTACTGCAACAACTAGAGTTGCGGTGCAAACAAATACTTTTTCCAATGATACAGTTGATGTAGAATTACATTCTGATGTTTATGTAAGGGGATCAGTTTCTGTAGGTAGCACTGGACGTTCAGCAGTAGATTTTTCTGATGTTGTCAATGTCCCAGATGATAGTGGAGATCGTGCTAAAGCAGCATATATGATCCCACCAAAAATTACTACAACTCAAAGAAATGCTCTACGAGATACTTATGATGCGACTGGTAATACAGCAGCTGTAGATGGTGCTATGATTTATAATACAAGCACAAATAGATTAGAAATTCGTATGAGTGGTGCTTGGTATGGTATCGGGACGGTGGTATAATGGTAGTTAAATCATCAGGAACATCTTTATCTTTCTCTGAAATTAGAACAGAATTTGGTAATGGTGATAATAGTTTAGGTCAATATCGAAGAGATGATAATCGTTTTGGAAATAAAGATTTAGGAGACTTAGAAGATTTACCACTAGATACTGGTGTTCCGACATCTGGTGCTATAAAATTTAGTGATTTTTATGGAAAACAATTAAATGTCGTAATTGACTGTCACAGAACTGGAAATAATACTTATAATCATGACGCATACACTGATCGATTTTTGAATGGAAACTATGATATAGTCGGAAACTTTAAATCATCAATCTCCAAATCACAATGGCAAGGTGGAAAGAAAGTTATAATTCATATTAACAAACACTTTGGATCTGAGGGTGCGACTAATCGAAATCAAGTTGCATTTAATATGGGAACTTATAATAATAATGTAAATCAGAGTGGTTGGCCAAACAGCACAACTTTAACACTTGATGTTGGTGATGAAGGTCTTGTAGGTGGAAGAGGTGGAAAAGGTGGAGATGCAGGTAATGAAGAAGCAGTAGGAGAAAGCGGTGGCACTGGAACAAGTGGTATGAAGATACACTCTGGATTCCAAGATGAAATTAGTGGAGAGTCAAGGATATTTGGCGGTGGCGGTGGCGGTGGTAGTGGATCGGGTTCCGAACAAAATAATTGGTGGGATAAAAACTCTGCTGGCGGTGGCGGTGGAGGAGGAGGTACTGGTCTTCCTGCTGGTATAGATGGAACAGCAAATGGTCCAGGAGCGACAGAAGACCCACAAGGAGGAGGAGTTAATACTGCCCCAAGTAGTAGTACTGGAGGAGATGGTGGAAGAGGTGGAGATAACGAGGAAGCAGAAGGTGGAAATGGTGGAAATGGTGGTGGACGCAACTCATCTGGAGGAAATGCTAGTGGTGGTAAAAATTTAGCAGGTGATAATGAATCAGGTGGCACAGCAGGTCATCAATACAGATTTTACTAAACTGTTAAATTATACCATCCTGTAGTAATATATTTCGTTTGAGTCTGACTTATTTGACCTTTGTGTAGATGAGTCCAATAGGCAGGCCAAATTACCAATCGACCTTGAATTGCTTTAATACCAATTTCATATTGAGGAAACAAAGTACCACCATCTTCAACATAATTTAGATAAAACATCCAAACTAAAATACGACTAGCTGATTTAATATCAACTACTTCACAGTGTGTTTTAAAATATCCCTCTTGTGGTTCGTATCTCTGGACATTAAAGTAATCAAAGGTCGTCCAACTACCTACATGTTTATCAAGTTCTGGGTATTCATTAATATATACATTCACATATTTCTGCAGTGATTTACTGATAATTTTTGTGGTGGATGAATTATCTCTAAAATTATAAGATATATCAGTTGATTTTTTAGCTCCAATTTTTATTTTATTATTACCCACTCTACCTTTAACCTGCTTTTCTTCACTATCTTCAAACTCATGAATAATTTGTTTACATTCCTCTCCTGATAGGGCATTATCAAATATTGATATAAAATTTGGTGAATTATTCATCAGGTTTTTTAAAGAAAGATAAATCTTTACAACTAAAGAAACTAGAAATACAATATCTACCCCAACCATCGAAGTAATCTGAATCTTCAATGGTTACTTTTCTGACACCATGCTCCACCCAACCAGGAAAAATAACCATAGAATTATTTTCACATGGTACTTTAAAATCATACTTTGGAAATATTAAGTCACCACCAATAAATTTTTTGGGTTCTTTGTAAAAATAAGAAAATGCCAAAAAATTTACTGATCGATCAGTGTGTGGGTCATAATATTCATTATTATGATAATATCTTACTTTAGTAACATCATAATTACATTTGGGTGCTATACTACAGCATCCATGTAGTTCAGAAAATTTATCCAATACACCACAATTAAATAATTTTCGATTAACTGTTAATATATTTGATATATTTCTAAAATTTTTTTCGCCATCATTACCTTTATAAAGCTCATCTAAACATATGGCTTTCGCATTTGTACGATCTACAACTCCACCATATTCTTTTGCTTCAAAGAGTTTATTTGGTTCGGTGTAAAAATCTAATTCTTTCCATATTAAATCTAATTCATTTTGATTATAAAAATTTTGTACAACCATCATTGGGAAAGGTTCTACATACAAATCTGCTTCTAAAGTTTCTTTCATAATTAATAATTCGCTATGCCAGAGTCTTGTATCCATGCCCAAGACGTTACGAGATATTTATCCCCATTTATTGGTGGATTACCTCTGTGAACGTGTGTATATTGGCAAGGAAAAATTAGAACGTCTCCTGCTGATGATTTTTCTCTTTTATTTTGATATAAAAATTCGGTTTCACCACCATCAAAATCATCATTGAGATAAATTTGTATAACAAATGTTCTACGAGAATTTGCTACGTCACCATTTTCATAGTGCCATTGATGAAATCCAGCTCCACACTTAATTTTTTTAATTTTACAATCATGAATTGAAAATTTTCTTTGACCTAGTATTGGAAATTGTTTAAGATATTCTTTGATACAAGAATCTACTTTGGGAAAAATTTTCTTAGTAATTCTAGTTGCTGTTGTTAGAGTGATACCATCATCACAAAATAAATTTGTGGCATCTTGGTCTTGCCAAGGTCTATCTGCAATATTTTGAGAATATAATAGGGCATTTTCATCAAAAAATTCAATTTTTTCAATTATATCTCGACATTCCTCTCTTGTAAAAATTTTTTCATATCTAATAATAAAATCTGTTACACGATCATTAGATTTATTTTCCATACCGTTTTTACTAACCAACATATTATAACATATATATTGTACTTGTCAAAGAAATTTTTTTTTGATATAATTATTTTATGGAAAAATTAATTATAAAAGATAATTTTTTAAAAAATCCTGATGAAATCAGAGAAATTGCTTTATGCACACCATATAATACTCCAGAAAAAATGCCTAAAAATGTGGGGTGGAAAGGTTTTAGGTCAAATGAATTAGAAAGTTTAGACAACTCAATTTTAAATAAAACTTGTAAGCATTTGACATCATATCTTCATAATAATTTTGAAATGGATGATCTAAAAGTTTACTATTATTTTCATGTGACGTTAAATGATACTAAAAAGACATTAGTAAATTTTAAGAAAGATAGATGGCATCGTGACTTTAGTAAATATGCTGGACTTATATATTTAAGTCCAAATCCACCAGAAGATACTGGAACTACTATTGTAATTGATGGAACACCCTTAGAAGTAGAAAACTATTATAATAGAATTATGGCATATCCTGCACATTATTATCATGCTCCTACAGATTTATTTGGTAACGATATGAAATCTGGTCGTCTTACTCTTACATTTTTTGTTGATACATGATAAAAATAGCGATAATTGGTGCGGGTAATGCAGGTTGTATTACAGCATTACATTTTTACAAATACATTTCAGAAAAAACATCCGATTTTGAAATAGACATATATCATAGTCCAATAGAACATCCTATTGAAAAAGTTGGACAAGGAACAACTTTAGGAGTTCCAGAATTATATGGTGAGATGTTAAAAACTGACTGGTATAATAATAAAATTGGTGCAACAATTAAAACAGGAATTTTATATGAAGATTGGGGTAAAAAACAAGATAAGATCTTTCATGGATTTATATTGGGAGAGACAGCTATTCATTTAGTTCCAAAAAAATTATCAAAAACTGTTATTGAATCTAATTTATTTACAGTTACCGAAAAAGTAATAAATGATCCAGAGAAAGAAATAGATGCCAATGTAATTTTTGATTGTAGGGGGAGACATAATCGAGATAAAGATAATTATGAGAGTCTTATAAACCCTCTGAATAGTGTTCTTCTTTCTACAAAACATGAAAGAGATCCAGATTTAACCTATACCCGTTGTGTTGCTACACCAAATGGTTGGACTTTTGTTATACCAAATGAAAATAGTGTATCTTATGGTTATCTTTATAACAATAAAATTACTACTAGAAATGATGCTGTAAATGATTTTTGTGAAAGATTTAATATTTCAACAATATGTGATGAGTTAGTATTTGAAAATTATGTCGCTAAAGATTTTCTTGTGGGTGAGAGAACTCTTTTACAAGGAAATGCTTATGGTTTTATAGAACCACTTGAAGCTACATCTGTTGGATTTTATCAACATATATGTAGGCAATCATGGGATTTTATTTTTAAAATTAGAAATTATGATTATTGTAATAATGAAATTAAAAGAAATATGATTCAACTTCAAAATATAATATTATGGCACTATCAATATGGATCAAAATATGACACACCTTTTTGGGAATATGCCAAATCACTTCCGTTTAATCCTGATAATGACTTTTTTAATATGATAAATGGTCATGATTATTCTAGGTCTTACTCTCAATGGAAAAAATGGAATTTTGATATTTGGCAAAAAGGAGTCGAGACTTGACAAAGAGGTTTTTTTGTCTTAAAATATAGAAGTATAATTCACACGGTCAACTAAGTCCGAGAATTCAATGACAAAATTCAGATCATTTTTTGAGGAAGCACTAAGACTTCCATATAAATCCAACTCTCAAGATAATCCTTTACATGAACTACAGGTACAGGCTCTTTTGATTAAGTATGGATTTGAGTACGAGTACCAACCAAATGGATTACAACAGAGTCCAGATTTTAGAGTAACACTTGATGATGGTAGAACCGTTGATATTGAGTGTAAGTCATCTAAACAAACATTCCCAACTTATAATGGTGGTTTGCCGAAGAAAGGGGTAGTTTACATTTTCAGTAGTAAGAAGTATGATGAAACTACAATCTTTTTTGCCGAAGATGTCGTGCTTGATGATACGAGACAGTGGTTAGAAGAGACTATCGATGCTCTTCAAGAGACACTAGATCAAAGACGTACAATTAAACCAGAAGACCCCAGAGGACTTGATTTCTACATTCGTAATATGTTTGTACAAAACGGTACTGGTAAAAAAGATTATTTTAAACATGAACAAAGAGAAACTTGTGAACAAAGAGTACTCAATTATAACTGGTGATTGTCAAAATGTTCTTCTTCATTATGAAGATAACTTTTTTCATTCTTGTATAACTGACCCACCCTATGGTATGGGTATGGATGATTGGGATCATTCTGTACCAACTGTCGAGATATGGAAAGAAGTCTATCGTACACTCAGACCTGGTGCCTTTTGTTTATCATTTTGTAGTCCAGAACTATATCATCGGATGGCAGTAAATGTTGAAGATGCTGGTTTCGTAATTAAAGATCAAATCATGTGGATGACAACAACGAAGATGCCGAAACATAATCGATTGAAACCCGCACATGAACCCATAGTTGTAGCACAAAAACCCTATGAGAAGTCATTAAAGAACAACTATGAGAAATGGGGTTGTGGTTTAATTGATACGGACAATACTCGAATCCCTTGGGATAAGGAACCACCAAAAGGATGGGTCAAGAGTGGTGCGAAACGTAGAACATTTGGTCGAGAAGGAAAGACTACAGGTACTCAGGAAGAGTTTGGAACTGTTGATGCCAATCCAAATGGTAGATACCCAAGTAATATAATTGGGGAAGTGAATAGTAGTGAACAGAAATATTTTTATGCTCCAAGAGCAACAAGAAAAGAAAAGGGATTGAACAATAATCATCCAACTGTCAAACCAGTTAGTTTGATGTCATATTTAATTCGTATCTATTCCCCTATAGGTGGACAAGTGTTAGATCCATTTTGTGGATCAGGAACTACTGGTGTCGCAGCATTACAGGAGGATCGGAATTTTGTTGGTATTGATCTCAGTTTAGACTATACAGGAATCGCACAAGAGAGGTGTTCAGTTGAGAAACTGTCACACGAGGAGTCTAATCCTCTTGAATTACTATTATAATATGTACATATAGAGTTAATTTCATGCAACTAAGACCACATCAAGAGCAAGCAGTTAAAGCAATGCTTCGTAACACTAGAGGGCAAATTATTATTCCTACTGGTGGTGGTAAAACAATGTGTATGATTGATGATGCTATGAATGAATTTAGTAGATCATACGTTGGTAAGACTATTGTGGTTGTTGCCCCTCGTATTCTATTGGCAAATCAACTATCAGCAGAGTTTCTTGAGTTTATTACTGACGTTGATGTTGCTCATGTTCATAGTGGAGAGACACGTCACTTCAGTACAACTAAAACTGATGAACTTGAAAAATGGTATCATAACAGCACAAAGAATCTACTAATATTCACAACATATCATTCACTACATAAAATACAAGAGTCACTTGATATTGAAGTTGATACTATCTATTTTGATGAAGCACATAACTCAGTACAGAAAAACTTTATTGAATCTGTAGAGCATTTCTCAATGTATGCTGAGAGGTCTTACTTCTTTACTGCTACACCAAAGCACAGTCTAACACCACTCAAGGCGGGTATGAATGATAGTGATATATTTGGTAATGTAATATGTCAAGTACCAGCACCTAAGTTGGTCAATCAAGGTTACATATTACCACCAAAGGTAAAGGTTTACAAGACCAGAATACTTGCGAAAGATGAGTTGGTTGCTGACAGAGATTCTGAGCAAATGATTGATGCTATCGATAATCTTAAGAAGAACAAAGTATTAATATGTGCCAAGTCTACAAAACAAATTGTTAACTTAGTTGCTCATACAAAGTTTGTTGATGAGTTAGCATGGAGAGGTTATTCATACATGTTGATTACTTCAAAGACAGGTGCTATAATAGATGGAGAAAAGGTCACAAGAGAAGAGTTCTTTGATGTACTCAACGCATGGGGTCAAGATCCTGACAGAAGATTTGTTGTGTTACATCACAGTATTTTATCTGAAGGTATGAACGTAAAAGGTCTTGAAGCAGTCTTGTTTATGAGATCTATGGATTACATAGGTATTAGTCAAACTATTGGTCGTGTGATCCGTAAAGGGGCAGAGGACAAAGTATTTGGTCTTGTATGTATTCCAGTTTATTCTAAGGTTGGCATTTCAACCGCCACGAAAGTGGAAGCAGTTGTTGATACTATTTTCAACAAAGGCGAAGCAGCAACAACAGTTATTACACGATGAGTTCAATAGTATTAGTTACAGGTGGATTTGATCCTATACACACAGGACATATCGCATACTTCAAAAATGCAAAAGAGTTATATCCACACGCACCATTATGTGTAGGATTAAATTCTGATGAGTGGTTAATTCGTAAGAAGAGAAAGTATTTCTTACCAATGGTAGAGAGAAGGGCAATAGTTAAAGAACTTAAACCAGTTGATTTAACGATTACTTATGATGATACTGATAACTCATCTAGTATGGCAATATTCAAGTGTTTACAAATGTATGATAGAGTGATATTTTGTAATGGAGGAGACAGAGTAAACACTAATGTACCAGAATATCTTAAATTTAAAGATAATAATAGAGTTATCTTTGAGTGGGGTGTTGGTGGAGACGATAAGATGAATAGTAGTAGTTGGATTTTAAATGAATTTTTAAAGAAATGAGAGATACAATTCTATTCGGAGATTGTCGAGAGACACTCAAAGAGTTTGATGAGAAAGCAAGGATGTGTGTAACATCCCCACCATATTATGGACTTCGTGATTATGGTGGAGAGGAGAATCAAATCGGACAAGAACAAACACCAGAAGAATATATTGATGAGATGGTCAGCGTATTCAGATTAGTGAGAGATTGTCTTACTGATGATGGTACACTATGGCTAAATATTGGAGATAGTTATTATAACTACCGAAAAGATGGGTGTATTCCTAAACAAACATTTAGTAAGAATAGGCAAGATTTACCTATAACTACACCCAGAAGATCAAATAAATTACAGGGATATAAAGATAAAGACTTAATTGGAATCCCTTGGATGTTAGCATTTGCATTAAGAAAAGATGGATGGTATCTCAGACAAGATATTATATGGCATAAACCAAATCCGATGCCAGAAAGTGTAAGAGATAGATGTACCAAATCACATGAATATATTTTCTTATTAAGTAAAAACAAGAATTACTACTATGACAACGAAGCAATCAAAGAACCAGCAAAAGATTGGGGAACAAGAGACAGAACAAACGGAAAATATCACAACGAAGGAACAGGACTACAACCACATACAGGACTTACAAAATCATATCCAACAAAAAATAAACGATCTGTCTGGTCAGTAACCAAGAAACCATATAAGGGTGCACATTTTGCCACATTTCCACCTGAGTTGATCGAACCTTGTGTCAAGGCGGGTAGTCAGGAAGGAGATATTGTTTTAGATCCATTTATGGGAAGTGGTACAACAGCAACAGTCGCAAAGTCACTTAATCGTGATTATATCGGGTGTGAACTACATGAAGAATATGGTACACTAATTCAAAAGAGAATACAAGATTATGTACCACTTAATAAAGTGTCACAAGAACCTAGCATAAACATCTTAGATATTATATAATAATAGTAGTTAAAGAAATCACATGAAATGCGAAGTTCAGTTGTACGTTGCGGGTAGAGTTTTTACCGAGCAAGTGTATGCCGTAAGTTATGACGAAGCAAGACAAGTTGCTCTTGCTAGAAATCCAAATGCGAGAGTAGTAAGCGTTAATGCCAAATTCTAATTATCAAACATTCTATCCTACCACATTTCCATCATTACTTGATCCAAAAATAGGTCAACCGAGTGGATATGTGACAAAGGATGGAATGTGGGCAGCAGTGCCATCTGACGGTAGAAAATTTGCCATCGTACATGATGGTATCATAGAACACTTCTCAAAGAATTTTGAATGTGCTATGATATACATAAAAAAGGGAATTAAAAAAGAGAAAAATGCACGATCAAAACTCAATCGACAAAAATGAAACATCCTCTCAAAAGTATCAGCGAGCGTTGGACTTATTCACAGAGTCAGTTATGAAACCTGATCCCGATTTGCGTGGTTGTGCGTATAATCAAGATTGTTTTAGTGAATTAATGGAGATAAGAGAACACGTTTTGGAATATCTCAAAACTCTCAAAGAAGTTACCCATCATACTAATGCTGATGAGAGTGACGAGATTGAGACCGCAAAACTATCCGAAGCAAAAGTTAGAATTTTATCTATTACAAATGAGTGAAGTTGAATTTCGTAAACATAGAGTATTTCGAGAGACAGATGATGTTATATTCTATGATATATCAGTTGAAAAATCTAATGCTTCCGATTTAGTTATTCATACTGGTAGTGCCATATCCCCACCAGATGATGTAGTGGGAGCAAAGCAATTTTACATACACAAACATCAAACGGATCATAACCGAGTTGTGTCTGGGGAGAGAACATTTGAGTTAGTAAATTATAAATGGAAGTACCCATATCATATTGTACATTTAAATGTTCAGAGTGGTGCTTTAAGGATTCCAACATATACATATCATCGTTCAGTATCAGGAGATACAGGTTCAATCGTTATCAATCAGGCGGTTCGAGATGATGATTTTGATGATAAGTATGAATTTATACCAGTATCAGCAGCGAGTGATAGTAAACTGTATGACATACTACTTAACGAGAAACCAATCGTACATACACTAGGCGAGTAGGCATAAATTTTTGTTACTAATTTTCCATTTTTGAGGAAATGCTGACTAAATAATGATAGAATTAAATGGAGGTAAAGATGAGTTGAATTTCTTTATCATGTAGATTACGACCACTATAGAGTACGATTATGCACAATTTAATTTCTTTCAATCAGTTAATGGGATCACAAGATGATAACTTAGATAACGATTTAATCGCAGAGTATTACGAGTGCCTTATCGAGTGTAATGAAGACCAACATATCTGCAAGAGAATTTGCAAGGAGGTTTTAATTGATTAGGACAATACTTTATTCTCATCCACCATAATAAAAATTACATAACCCTTGATTTTTGTCAAGGGTTTTCTTATAAGTATAAATACTATGTAAAGGAATCAACACAATTAATGTTAACAGATAAAAAAGCAGCGAAGAAAATTATAAAACTTGCCAAATGTTGCCCAGAGTATTATACTAGTGAGGAAGTAATATATGCTAAAATATATAAAAAGAGTTTAAAAAATGAAAAACGACTCACTCAAAATCAATCAAAATAAAGATGGTTCTTTTAGTCTTGAATGGGATAAGAAAGATCCAAATTGGAAATGGTTAAATAATATGACTACTAAAGAAATTGAAGCATTTATTAAAGAGTCAATCCAAAATGATAAAGGAGGTTACTTAAAATGAAACTCGAATATAGTGAGAAGGATTATTGGGAAGGTCGAGTTCCAGATGAACTATTTGATGATTATCTTAAAATGTATGGATATGAGTACACCCCAACAAATAAAGACATTGAAATTAAAACTAATGAGGAATATATAGTAATGGACAAGACAGGTACAATTATGTCAGAATCAGAAATTAAACACGATCTAGGTCACGAAGTTTATCTTGATCCAAAAGATGAAAAGGAACATATTAATCATGGTATGTTAGAGTACAAGAAATCTGAGTTGGAAGAAGTCCACGCAGATTATGAATATAGTCATAAGGATGAGGTAGTAGAACCAAATGATGGTAAAATCAATGATTGGCACACCAGACACGAGGATAAGCATTTAGAAATATATTGTGATAACCATCCTGACGCATTTGAGTGTCGAGTGTACGATGACTAGGACAGTTTAAAAAGTGTAACATACCCTCGCACAGAGGGTTTTTTATTGCTATAATGAATACAGGGAAACAAAACAGGCAAGGATCTATGGTTGTCTTTGTTCAGCAGAGAAATTACGTCCTGTAAGTCCGAGTTTTT